CAGATATATCAACCCAGTTGCCCTTCTTCCCTTTGCCAAACCACTTTGTTAATCCACCTCTAGGCTTTGCCATTACGCACTCACAGTCTTATATTTTCCACCACGTTTCTTGTACTCGCGAACCAACCATCCATTTGCGTAAGCAGAAGGATAAACCTTGAATTTCTTCTTTGCCTCTGCCTTTACTCTGGCATAGAGCGATGGGTTTGTTGGTTTTGCGACTTTCTTTTTACTCATGTTCCCACTGCTTTTTGTGATGCTTTATGTGCTGCTGTAAATGACGTTCCCTTTTTCATACGCTTCAACATATCTCTAAGATGTTTAGCTGTATGATGAACCCCATGTCTTTTCATGGTCTCCTGTTGCCTCTTAGTAAGGGCTGATAGGTCTACACCTTTGACTTTCATTGTTTGGTATCTCCATTCTTTTTAAACGCATTAGACGCAATAAATGCCCCTATGATACCCATGTTGGATATCACCCAAGTCGAGGCTATGCTTGAGAGCATATCGAGCCTGTCTAGCGGTACGACAGGCAACATAAGTACAATAATAAAAGCTGTGACGCTGATAGCGGAGAACCAGACCATATAGCGTTGTTGATCTTCTTTCTTGTCTTGGTTTTCAATGCGTATCATCCTCTCTCGTAAAGCAATCTCATTATCTGTTATGATATTGTCACCATTGGCATCAGCCTTTTCCCAGACTGACCCTTTCTGTAATTTCTTCTGCGTCATTTCTTAAAACTATCGTTGAGTGAATCTACTACGCTATCAATGTTGGGTTCTTTACCATTAGGCTCATACTTGCACCTAAACTCCATAGGGCACTGCCCCTCAACTACAAGCGTATAGGTATTGTTTGCTCCTCGATAGAGACAGACCTCTTGTCCGTTCTTGGCCTTTCTTCGCTTGTATCTACGGCACGTTATATACTTAGGGTCTTCTCTGATGCCCTTTCGTATCTCCTGTTCCCACGTCCAATCTGTTAGCTTCTTGAGGAAACAGGTATAGCAATTCTTTATATTATCGCTTTGAGCAAGCTGTATTATCTCATTGTGTCTATAGACGCAAATCCATTCAAAAGCACTTTGACTAACACTTGATTGATGTTTGCGTACAGCGTAACAGTAAGGCTCACCACTCGACAATGAAGACGGCAATAACACCCATAACAGCAACGATAGCCCCAGAAACAATCCATACCAATAATTTGAGGTCATTCATCATTTCAGCCCTTTGTGCTGCCTTTTGCTTTGCCTGTTTAATTTGAGCTTCTTTATATTCCTTGATACGCTTCTGGCGTGTCTCTAGGATTCCTTGAAATGTTCCATGCCCAAAGCGATTATCAATCAGCATCTTGATCTGATACATCTCCTCTTCAGCAAGCTTTGCATCTATCGTTTCAGACGCAATGGAACTTATACTGAATTGACCGGGGGCTACCTTTTTATTCTTTGCTTTATCTATGCGTGATTTGCTGTCGAGAAGTTGGTCTATTTGACTTGCTATATCTCTTACATCAGAAGCTGTTCCTATAGCACTTTTAATACCATCAACAGCAGCTTTAAATGCAGCAGCAGCAGCTATGGCTTCTCCTACACCGAAAACCAATTGTTTCTCCTAAGATTTTAACTAATTTGTAACAACACGCCTATAAGCATAGAAAGCACAGCTCCCATGCCACAGATAAGCCACATCTCTAGCCTCTTGAGGCGGTAGAATAACTCTTTGAATTGTATGTGTGTCTCAGTCTCAATCTTTGTGACACGTTGATCTAAGGCTTTGGTCATCTTAGCTCGGCTTTGTTGGGAAGGTTACAGAAGACATATCTAACAACCCATCGGCTGATAGCTTTGGTGATGCACTTGCTGGTAAATCTCTAAGCTGTTGCCTATACGTCTTCCAGTTATCGGCTAAATTTAGATCGGAACTCGCCATCCAGTCTGTCTCTGCTAAAAGTCGATCTCGTTCAACTCGCAACAATCGCATAGGCTCTGCATTTGTAAGCTCTGTCTTTTTATCAGATACAGCTTTCCATGTAGTTCCAAAGTCACTAGGCGTTGAGCTTTCAATGGCACTTCCATTGCTGTCTGCTCCCATTACTTTTCTAAACATAGCGTTAAACTCTGCTTCAGTTGTTGGCTCTCCTCTGAGTACCCATTCTTTTATTCCTAAACTAGATAATGCTTGTGATATTGATGTCATTGATTTTCTCCTATTGTGCTATTTCCATAGCTATTATTTGTCCTCTGACTCCATTTATATTTGCATAAACAGTCCCATCTCCAGAACCTCCGTTATGAGGTGCAAAGTAGACAGTATACGTTGTAGCATTTGTAGTTGATGGAGCGTCAATCGTTACCGCACCTCCATCAGTACTATGACCCCCAGTAGAATACCCACCTGATGATAAACCCCAAGATGAATCTCCTATATTGGTACTTCCTCTATATAAAGTAGTTTTACTATAGGCTTGGGTCGTTGCATTATATAAACTCATACTGTAAGCAATATATATTTTGCTCGTAGAAAACTTGGGAGTGATTGTAACTGCTACGTTACTAGCCACAAAACTACTTGACGTAGAAGATGTTTGCGTTCCGTCACTACCATCTACAGTTTGTATTACATGACCTTGTGGCATAGCCACCGTACCAGCCGTTGTCTTACCCTGAATTGTATCGACTTTGAGTGTACTCATTTGGCAATCTCCATAACAGAAAAACTAATACGACTGACACTATCGTTCTGACTTACAGTATTTACAAAAACAGATTCAAAAGCCACAGTGTCACCAATACTTCCTGTTGTTGTGTCTTGAAATTCAACAAAAATTCTTACACTTCTATCGTTATCTGTGCAGTATGTAACTACATCTGACCCAGAATTTAATCTATAACCTGCTCTAAATTCTCCGCTAGTTCCCCCTCTGTTAACGGTGCATCCCACTTTGACTAGAAAAAAAGAGTCAGCTTGTTTTCTTGAAAAACTAACAGATGCGGTTCCTCTTGTCGTTGTATTGTTTATAGTTATACTTGATGTTGAAGTTATTCCATAAGAAGTTGGGTCATCATAATGAACTTGAACTACATACTTACCAACACTATCTGCTGTCTGTCCTCGTATGCTGTCTACTTTTAATATACTTGCCATTGTCTTATCCTATGAAGGTTTTGTTGGGAAGGTTACTGAGGATGGATCAAGAACATCAGCATGAGGAGGAGCAGAAATAACTTTTGGTGTAGCTGTTTTAGTTAAATCTCGCAATGCTTGCCTATACGTTTTCCATTCTGAAAGTTTTGTATCTGATAGTGCTGTATCTGGTAAAACTGCCCAATCGCTTTCTAGTAGTAATTTATCTCTTTCTATTCTTAATGCTAACATTTCATTTGCCATAATTTTATCCTATTAAGTGACCCCAAAAAGAAGTATATCTACCAAGATTTCCTCCCGAAGCAGTAACATCTACATTACTTTCATGGGAAAACTGAACTGTATCGTTTACTTCTAAATAATGTTGTATAGTATAATGAAACCTATGGTGTGTATTTGTGCTAGAGTCTTTTTCAGACCATCCCCCGTGATACCTTTTGTTGCTTCCTACTGAACCATTAATTGTTACTTCAGCAGTCATATATACGATAACAGTTGTTGCCGAACCAGTAGCAAGAGTTACACCAAATAAATAAACACCTGCTATTGGAACAGTAAATTTTCCAGTAGTGGTAGAATAATGACCTCCAACATTATGTTGAGTAGTATCAAATATTCGTGTAGTACCTGCTCCAGTTCCAGTACTAAAGTCTGAACTAGGATAGGCAAAAAAACTTGGTCTAGCTGGAGTAAGAACACGCCCACTACTATCTATAGTCTGAGCCGTAGTATTATTTGTATGCGATATTGTTTCGACTTGTAATTTGCTCATACTATCACCCACGTTCCAGACACAGTAACAGTAGCATTAAGTGTAATTGGGCCAGCCGAAACGGCACTGTTATTTGCGTCTATGGTTAATGCATTGTTTATTGTGTTTTCGCTTTGACGTACAATAGGCTCATAGCTCGTATTCTCGCCAATCTTTCCTAAATCATACTCGCTCATTATGTGATCTCCATTATTGACATGGACACAGAGACCTTATCTGCAACGCTACAGTCCACGCTTATAGCGTCTGTGGTCTCTAATATCTGCTTTCCCCCTATGAGAGCGTTCTTTGTTTGCCCTGTGGCAAGGGGTATGTCCTTTGCTAGAAATGACGTTGTATTTGTGGCTGCTCTTCCACCCCCTGACGTATCAGACACAAGTTTAACACTCGCTGTAACTTGTGAGGTATGGACATTACAGAGAAAGAGTCCAATCACCACTGTAGTCGTGCTACTTGGCGTAGTATATATGGTTTGTGGACTGCCAGAGCTGGCTGGGGCTAAATCAACAGTCACAGTGCGAAAAGTGTTGGGCATATGTTTTTCTCCTTTATCAAGAAAGCGCGATGGAAAGTGCTGTGGCTTCGTCTGCTATATCTGTGGTTTTTGCCAATGTTCCAGCCGTAGATGGAAGCGTAAGCGTTATATTACCAGCGAAATCAGAATGGGCTGGGGCTTGTAATTGAGCATAGTGTTGATTAGATGTTTCACAGTAAAAACGTATATAAGACTGC